TTCAACTTATTGAAACAATTGGGATATTTATATGATGAAGAAACTGGTATATGGACAAAACCTGGTTGGAAGGAGATAAAGGATGGTCAACCACATTTTCCACATATTACTTTCAAAAGAGGAAGAAAAAGATTAACTCAAGAAGATAAGGATAACATCAAGAGATTATATGAAAAAGGAGTTAGTGTTGATGATATTTCAATTGAATTGAGAATTAGTGATACAAGCGTTTATAGATATGCTAAAGAATAAAAGTGTTAAGGTTGGAGAGATAGAGATACCAATAGATTATTGGTCAATGGAACAAGGAGAAAAGACTGTGTTCTGTTTAACGTTAATTGATGGAATATTGACTCTATTGGATAAACAAGTAAGACCAGATGTAAACAAAATGGATGTATTAGATTTGTTATTAAAATCATCTATAATGACAAACGAATTTGAAGAGAATTACGAAGTATGTCAAGTCTTACAAGATATTAGAAATATTATTAATGAGGAACATATTTGATTGTTACATCACAAGGAATTATCAACAACTACTAAAAATATCAAAGAACATTACCAAATCTGATATTGAAACCTCAAGGGAATTACTACACGAATGTTTATTCCAAATCTACAACAGAGATGAAATTAAATTAAAGGAATACAATGATGATAGTTTAAGGTACTATCTAACCTCAATAATGAGAGTTAATTATTATTCCAACACATCCCCTTACCACTACCGAATTAGAAAAGAAAGACAAAGATATACTGACCTTACGGAAGTTCTGAATATGGAATCAGAACAAGAAGTATTTGAGTCAGAACAACTATTCCAATTATTGGAAGAAAACTACGCAGAATTAGATTGGTTTAGAAAATCTTTATTGGATATGTACCTAACTCTCAATTCACTTAAAGCGGTATCAAGAAAGACAACTATTCCTTTAACGTCAATTTCTCGTTATATTAAGGAAGGTAAAGAACAGATAAGAGCAAACGTATTAGAAAAATTAAATAAATAATGGAAAGAATAGCTAAGGGAATTATACATACCGAAAGTCCAACGGAGCATTGGGGATTTTTACCAGTAGAAGATAAAGTGATTTTGGATTTGGGTTGTGGAATAAATAATCAGGAGTTTACACCAACACCGATGCATTGGGTTATGAATAAAGCTAAATTGGTTATTGGTGTTGACCCATCAAAGGAAAGTTATGATTGGTTTAAACAAAATTATAATGTCCGTAATTTCATTAATATTATGGATTACGTGGATAGGATTGAGAAGTTCCAACTATATTTTGGATACTACAAACCTGATGTTGCAAAGATTGATGTGGAAGGTGCGGAGATTTATCTTAACGCTTTGGATGAGAAATATCTATCTAACACCAGACATATTGGAATTGAGTATCATAATTTGTCTTGTCTAATATCGTGTGAGAATTTATTAAAGAACGCAGGATATGACTTGGAGTATTATAAGTTCCCACATTTGGATATAGATTATCAGGGTGTATTATATGCACATAAGAAGAGTATAACATATAAACAAAGAACAATATAATGGCTACATCATATTCAAGAAGATTAAGAAGGGAAGATATTAAAAGGAATAAAAAGATTGAGGAAGATACATTAAAAAGAATAATGAAACAACCAGAACCTCACAGAAGTAATATGTTACTATTATTGAAAACAATAAACGAACAGAAAGAGGAAGAAAAGAATTTAATTAAAAATAGTTAATATGGGATGTGGATGTAAGAAACCTAAGAATGTGGAAGCGGTGATGGTACCAACACCAACACCTGAACCAATAAGAACACCTGATGAGTTACACACTCAACAGTTAAATGATTTTTATAATAACTTAGACGATTATCATATTGAAAAAAAAGATGACAATGGATAACAGATTGGAACAATTGAAACAAGAAGCAATTGAAAATCCTGCTAAAAAGAAGAAAGGATGTTCAAGTTGTAAGAAGAAAAAAGAAATAAACGAACCACTTCCACCGTTGGAATTTATGTATATACCAACATTAGAAGATATTAAGAAAGCGTACGCATATCTTAGTAACGTTAAGGAAGAAGAAAAGAAATTCATTAATGATGTGTATAGAGCACTATTTAATGAAGAGTTTGATTTTGGTTGTAGAAGTTGTGCAAACCATCAATCAAGAAGATTATATAATCATCTGAAATACGATTTAAAAGCAATAGAATAATGGAAAAAGAAAACAAAGGTGGTAGGAAAACCAATATCGCGGGATATGAAGAAAGAATACCTGAAGCACTTGAAATGATATTATATGAGAAATTATCCTACACAGAATTTAGACAACAAGGAGCAAAGAAATGGGGAATCACCGAGCGTTCTGCTGAAACTATTTGGAAAGATTGTAAAGATAGATTACAACAAAGGTTCAATGAAAAGACGGAAGAGATTATCTCGGAACAATTATCAAGGTATTTTGACCTTCTTGCCAGGGCCCGTGCTGACAACAATAAAAGGGTGGAACGCGAAACATTAGCAGATATAAATAAACTTTATGGATTAGAACAAAGAAAGATTGATATTACTTCAAACGGAGAACCTATCAGTATCAATATTAATTTAACAGATTAATTTTTTTTGTAATCTATTACTCGTAAAACTTCGTTTTTGACTTACAGTATATATGAATTATAACTTATCACATTTAACACAACCATCTTCACAGGACTTACTTGGACCAATCCAAGATGATGAAGCTTTGGTTTTATTTTCAATAATTAGAACAAGTAGATTAAAAAGGATTGTTGAGATTGGTGGACTATCAGGATATTCAGCAAAGAACTTCTTGGAAGCAACTGACGGTGGAACTGTAATCACAATTGATATTAATCAAGTTCCCAATATGGGAGTTGGTCATAAGACAGTTATTAAATCAGCAGCAGATGTAACCAAAGAAGAAATTGGTGAAAGGGTTGATATGGTTTTCTTTGACTGTCATCATTTTGAAGCTTCATTATCATTCTTTAACAATATGGTTGAAGGTGGAATAATTGATGATGATACAATATTGGTTCTACACGATACCAACTTACATTACAATAAAATTACACCTGATTCATTTCATAATGGAGAAGGTTGGGTTCATCAAGTTGCAGAAAGAGATTTAACCAATCATTTCTTTGATTTGGGGTATCAAGTTTTGAGTTTGGGTACAAAACCTCATTCACATAACGAAACGTTCCCATATCGTCACGGATTGACTATCTGTAAGAAATTTAAGAAGTATAATAATGAACGTTGATATTAAACTAACAAAGAAACAATCTCAAGCGTGGAGACTACTGATGGATGATATAACCAACGAAGTGTTATATGGTGGTTCAGCAGGTGCGGGAAAGTCTTGGTTGGGTTGTCTTTGGATTACAACGTTATGTTTAAAATATAAAGGTATTAGATGTTTAATTGGTAGAACAGTTTTAACTCAGTTAAAGATGACTACCCTTAATACGTTATTTGAGACCCTACAATCAATGAACTTAAAGTCAGGGGAACATTATACCTACAATGGACAAAGTAACGTTATAACGTTCCAAAATGGTTCAGAGATAATATTAAAAGATTTACAGTATCAACCGTCAGACCCAAACTTTGATAGTCTTGGTGGTTTGGAACTTTCAGCAGTCTTTGTAGATGAGGCTGCACAAATATCACAATTAGCTTACAACATTTTAAAATCACGTATTCGTTTCAAGTTAAATGAATATAATCTTCAACCAAAGATATTAATGACCTGTAACCCTGGTCAAGTATGGTTAAAGAAAGTATTTTATCTTCCATATATACAGGATAGTTTACCTGAGAATATGAAGTTTGTACCAGCATTACCGATGGACAATCCTCACTTACCTGCGTCTTATATTGAGATGTTAAAAACATTACCATCAGCACAAAAGAAAAGATTGTTGGAAGGTGATTGGAATTATATGGATGAGTCTGATAACTTATTTGACTTTGACTCAATATCCAATTCTGTGTTCTCAAGTATTCCACAAGCAACAGATAAGAAATATATCTCAGTTGACGTTGCACGTTTTGGAACAGATAGGTCCGTGGCAATCGTTTGGAGTGGACTGGTGGTCTTAGAAGTGTTTGTCTATACCAAACTATCAACTGTGGAATTATCGTCTGAAATTAAGGAGTTAATTGCAAAGTATGGAGTACATCCAAATAATGTGATTGTGGATTCTGATGGCGTTGGTGGCGGAGTTGCTGACCAGATTAAAGGAACAAACTTTGTGAACAATAGTAAAGCACTACACGAACAGAACTTCTCCAATCTTAAATCTCAATGTTATGTAAAACTATCTGAGTTATTTAAGGAAGGAAAGATTAGTTTAAATATATTAGACCCAACTGTGGTTGATGAATTAACACAAGAACTTTTAGCAATCAAGCTAAAAGATATGGATAAAGATAATAAGGTACAAGTTCAATCAAAAGATGAGATGAAAAAGATATTGGGTAAATCCCCTGACTTATCTGACGCACTGATGATGAGAATGTATTATGAAATTAAAAACCTGAAGAGCACAGGACGCTACGCAATTGCTTTTGTATAATATGATAAAATTTAAAATAGACCAAAAAGAATACAAATTACCTGACTTTATTTCTATTGAACATTATTCAAAGATTTATAAGGTTAAAGACTTATTTTCAGATGATTACTTTGCAGCAAGATTAATTAATATCGTATCTGATGCACCTATTGAAGATTTGTTACAATCTGATTTTCAAGAGGTTAATTATATGTCAAAGTACATTATGGAATTATTACCATTAGAGAAACCTGAATTTAAAGATAGGTTTGAATTAGATGGTGTGAAGTACGGGTTCTTTCCTAATTGGAAGGATTTAAGTTTTGCTGAGTTTATTGATATGGATACTATCTCAACCAAAAAGACAGATGAGTTATTAGATTTATTACACATATTAGCAGCAATTATGTACAGACCAATTATTGAGGAAAAGTCAAAACACGACTTTAAGATTGAGAAGTACGATGTAAATACGATGCAGGAACGAGCAGAACTGTTCAAAAAGAAATTAGATGTTAAGTATATATTAGGTGCTCAGTTTTTTTTTATCAACTTCGCAAACAAATTTTCAAGTTATACCCAACTATCTTTGATTCAGAAACTTTCTCTTTGGGAGAAGATAAAGATTATATGGATGATGAGAAAGGTGATGATACATCTAATTTTCAGAAAGCGTTCGGATGGTTCTTGGTCGTCAACAGAATTGTTGGAAATGATTTTACGAAGCACGAATTTGTCTACGAAAAGAAAGTAATGGAGGTTTTGAATCAGTTGAGTTTCTTAATCTCATATGACCAAGAACAAATAAGACTACAAAGGAAAGCCCAAGGACAAATTCTTTAATTTGAGATAGCATTCTCAATTATTTTATATTTAAAGATAGGATGAATACAAGTTCAATTAATTATAAACAGATTTTAGCCGACTTAGGGTCAATCGCTTATCGTCACCCACAGATTAAATCCTTTGGGTTTGGTGACCTTGCTCAATGTACAAATGATTTAACAACCAAGCAGGAACCCGAATATGCAAGAATGTACGTTGTCCCTGGTGAGGTTAAGTTGAACGAAAACCATCTACATTATCGTTTTTCCGTTATTGTGATGGATAAGGTTGAGGATGACCAATCCAATCAATCTGATGTTATGTCAGATACTTTGAGAACGGTTATGGACATTTGGACCATTCTATTACAATCATTTACCGCATCACAAGGTAACTTTAGTTGGGATTTGATTGTGGATGAAGAACCTGATGTATTTCCTTTCCTTGAAAGATTTGAAACAATCTTGGGTGGATGGACATTAAACCTAACATTCCAAGTTGCGTTTGACTACAACAGTTGTACACCACCTGTAATAGATAATTTTCAATTTCCTGAAGACGAACAATATAATAGTTACAAATATGTATTGAGTCAATTTGAGGACTTTGCTGATAAACACTTACAGGTTAACTCATATGGATTTGGAGATGTAGAACAATTAACTAACGACATAATAACCAAACAAGAACCATTATACCCACGTATGTATGTGTTACCTGACAGTACACATTTTCATACAGGAAACATTCATTTAGGATTTAAGGTATTCTTTGTAGATAAATTAAATAACGATATTTCAAACTTTGGTGATGTATTATCAGACCAATTGGAAATTGTTAAAGACTTTTTTGCTAAGTTATATCTTTCAGACTTTGAAGCGGGATGGGATGCAACTGTTCAACCATTCTATGAAAAGACAGAAACAATCTTATCAGGATGGATAATTGATTTTCATTTCATACAGAAGTATAGTTATGACAGATGTGTTCTTCCTGAATTACCGTTTACCAAAGGACTAACGTGGGCTGAGGTTGCTGAGTTGTGGAAGAACGTTTCAAAAGATTGGAAGAACGTATAAAACAAAAAAATATTATATATATAAAATATGGGACAACTTACGAATCTATATGTATCAGAATCATATCAAGGTTTATTAAAACTTACAGATAGTACCACAGGATTAACATCAACATTACAAACCGTTCAAGATGGTTTGGGTGGGAATAGTCCGTTACAAATAAGTAGAACAGAAGTAAACATATCTGGTACCTTTACTGTAAACGGTGCACCTGTTGGTGGAGTTGATACAGGTTCATTAATGAAAACAGGTAGTGTTGCGGGAAGTGTGTTGACTTTCACAAAGGGTGATGGTTCAACATTTAATTTATCAGTAACAAGTTCAATACCATCAGGAACCATATCAGGTTCTCAACAAATAATTGACTTAGGATTTGCAACAACAAGTTCTGTTACATCATTATCATCATCTATTGCAGCAACTGATTTAAGTCAGAACAATAGATTGACTGCGTTAGAAGGTGTTACAGGTTCAATCAATAGAAATGGTTTGATTACCACAGGTTCTATTGGTGGTAGTCAATCAATCACAGGAAGTTTAAATGTTGAAGGTACAATCAGTGCAACATCAGCATCGTTCACATATGTAAATACAGTTTACGAAACTGCTTCAGTAATCTACTCAAGCGGTTCAAACCAATTTGGTGACGCATCAAACGACACACAAACATTATGGGGTACTGTTAACTTACCATCAGGTCCGTTAGTTGTAACAGGTTCTGTAACTTCAACAGGAGGTTTTACAGGTAGTCTTCAAGGTACTGCGTCTTATGCAACCAACGCGGCAACTGCATCAATTGCAAATGATTTAATTGTAGTTGCTAAGAATGATAATCCAAGTACTTTAACAAGAGGTACAATTGTAAGAATTTCAGGTGCAAATGGTGATAATCCATTAATCAATACTGCAAGTTGGACAGATGATGCAAACTCAGCAAACACATTAGGTATGTTGAGTGAAGATGTTGCACCAAATGGTTTTGCTAATGTGGTTGTTCAAGGTAAAGTAATCGGTATCAATACAAATGGTATGGCACCTGGTTCTTTATTATTCTTATCATCATCAGGTCAATATACAACATCATCTGTACCAGCACCATATCACGAAGTTAGATTAGGTCAAGTATTAAGAGATAATGTCAATCAAGGTTCTGCATATATCACCGTAGATAATGGTTATGAATTAACAGAATTACACGATGTGGATATTACAAATCCTGTTGATGGTGATTTATTAGTTTACCGTTCAGGTTCTTATGGTATATGGCAGAATGAAACAGGTGGTGAAATAGGTCTTGCAACAACATCATCTTTAACATCATTATCAAGTTCAATAGCTTCAACTGACTTAGGTCAAAATAATAGATTAACATCATTAGAACAATTCACAGGTTCAATTGATACATCATTTGTTAGTGAAGTAGAGTTTGGTAATTATACATCATCAAATGATAGTAAGGTTAATTCTTTGATTGCAGCAACAAGTTCTTATGTAACTGAAACTGAGAGTGGTTCATTCTTAGTTACAGGTAGTGTAGCAGGAAACGTTCTTACTTTCACAAAAGGTAACGGAACATCATTTAACTTATCAGTTGATACAGGTTCAGCAATCAACACAGGTTCTTTTGCAACAACAGGTTCAAATATATTCAAAGGTAATCAAGTTATTTCAGGTTCCTTAATTGGAAACGTTCTAAATAACGGAATGATTTTTATTGGGTCTGAAGCTTATGAGTCAGGTTCGGTTAAAGCGAACATATCAGCATCAGCAGCAATATCACAATCAAATATATTCTTTGGTGGTTTAACAGGTCCTGCAGCAGCAAACTTAACAGGTTCAATTGTGGTATCAGGTTCCAATAATATTTTTATGGGTGGTCCAAGACCAAATACTTTGGTAACACAAGGAACTTATGGTTATGTTAATGGTAATCAAAATATTATAAATGGAACACAAACTTTGAATAGTGGTTCAGTTTTAAGACCACTTACAAATAATAACATTAATAACGGTACAATACAAATGACATTCGCATCATCATCTGTTGCGGGTGGTCAACCAAATATTGGTGCTAATATAATCAACTCAACATTTGCTGCTAATATGGGTGCTAGTGGTTCATTAACCGCTACAAATAATATTATAAATGGTGCAACGTCTTTATTACAAACAGGTTCAGCAATTGCTAACTTAAGAAGTACATTTACTTCTAATAATATTAACTCATCATTTACCGTTCAAAACTTTGTGAGTAGTTCATTTACTATAGCTAATACAAATACAGTAGGTGCTGCACACGTTGTAAATAACTTTTGGGTAAATGATTTTGGTACTAATGGTGCAGTTGCAAGTAGAAACTTTATTCACGGACAAGCTAATACAATTATTTTCTCAGGTTCACCTTCCAACAACACATCAAGAGCTGTTGGTGATAACTTCTTAGGTGGTAATACTGTTACAATTCTTGCAAATGCTAGTGGTTCAAATGCTGGTAACTCATATGCAACATTCTTATATGGTTATAATTTACAAGCTAACGCAAATGCTACTGGTATTTTTGGTGGTTCTGCTTTTGTTGGTAGATTTAATGATACAGGTTCTTTAGCAAATACTAACGATATTGTGTTCGCTGTTGGTACAGGTACTGCAGCAGGTACAAGAAGAACAGGTCTTTGGATTGATAGTGGTTCAAACGTTGTAACATCAGGTTCATTCAGAAGTATTGGTAACGTAACTGTAACAGGTTCATTAAACGTATCAGGTTCTGCAACCATCACAGGTTCAGTAAATGGTAATGTTAATAGTTTAACAGTTGCTTCAAACACCGCATCACTTAACTTGAATAATGGTAACTTCTTTGAATTAGCGTTAACAGGTTCACAAGATATTAGAATAGAACCTTCAAACATCAAAGCAGGTCAAACAATCAATATCAAATTAAACACAACAGGTAGTGGTACAGTATCATTCCCAACAAGTGTTAAACAAGTAAGTGGTTCAGCATACGTTCCATCAACAGGAACAACAACAGATATAATAACTTTGGTTTCGTTTGATAGTACAAACTTGTACTTAGCAAACGTTAAAAACTTGATATAATGAATTTTGCACCATTTGCGTTTCAAAATTTTGTGGAAGTTAGTGTAGGTCCAACACCTCCACCTACTCCTACGCCAACACCAACCCCTACACCCACTCCTACACCTACACCATTATATCCAACAAATGGATTGGTGTTAGCATTAGATGCGGGTGATAGTTCATCATACCCTGGCACAGGAACAACTTGGACTGACTTGAGTGGTAATGGAAATACAGGAACATTAACAAATGGTCCAACATATGGTGGAAGTGGAAGTGGTGGATATATTGATTTTGATGGAACAAATGACTATGTGAATATTGCAAATGCATCTTCAATCAATCCAACAACAGGTATTACATTACTTAGTTGGTATAAGATGGATGTATTGGTATCTAACCAAAACATTATCTCAAAAGGATTTACATCGGTATCATCACCTTTTATTCAATATTCATTTAAGATGTTTGACAACTCACCATTCAATACACCACAATTTAACCTTGCGTTAAATGGTTCTTTGGTTCAATTAAATGGTGCAACAACTATGTCAACAGGAACGTGGTATTTGGTTGCTTGTACATATGATAAATCAAGTATGAAGATATATGTTAATAACGTACAAGATGCTAATACAAATTCACAAACAAATAATATAAGTTCATATTCAACATCTTTAAGTATAGGTAGATGGCCGACAGGTAACTCACAATTCCTAAATGGTCAAGTAGCTATGACATTAATTTATAATAGAGCTTTATCATCAACAGAAGTAGGTGATATATGGAACGCAACAAAATCAAGATATGGATACTAAGTATATAATTTTTGATGTTTCTGAGTTAAATTTAATTGACTACAATCAGATAATTGAACATTCATCTGAGACATTAAGATATTCAATTGATGGAACAAAGATTTTTATTAAATGGATTGGAAATGACCCTGATTTTATTTCAGCGTTGGTTTCTAAATCTGTTATATATAATAATGAGGATATGATGAATATTCTACACACAGACGAATGGGAACATAAATTAGTTTATTAATATGGACTTAGAAAGAATAGCACCAATTATTGAAGACATACTCAAAAAAACGTTAGAACAAAAACGTTATCCATTTGGGTTTGCTAAGTTCAGAGGTGTGGGAAATAAAGTCGCGTCTGGTAAACTAAGAGATAGTATCCAAGTGAATGTTAAACAATCACAAGGTCAAACAGTAATTGAATTGATTGCTGAACAATATTCTCAATGGGTTCAATCAGGAAGATTACCTGGCAGAAAAGGTGTTCCGATTGATGCGTTAGAAAAGTGGATAAAAGAAAGAGGATTAGTGGGTAGAGATAAAAGAGGAAGATTTATAAAAAGAAGAAGTTTTGCATTTGCAATACAGAATAATATAAAAAAATTTGGAATAAGACCATCAAACTTTTTGGATGTTGCGTTGGAAACAATCGGTAATGACCCAAGAATTATGGAACTATTAGAGAACGAGTCTTATGAAGAATTAATAGATTTAATAGAAGGAATTTAATATGAGTTTTGGATACCCAACACAATACGCGAATGGTCTAAATAGTAACTCACAATTACGTAGGTCAACTGATATGATTTACCAAAGAGGTGGTACATATGAAGTTATATTAACAGGTACTACATACGAATCATCATTAGAATTGAATGTGGATTTATATTCTGACGATAGAAAAGTTGGAAGAATGTCTGTTGTTCCATATAATGTTTCTCAATCAGGTAACACATACACATATAAATTTAATATTCGTCCATACGATTATTTATCAAATTATGTTAAATCTGAACATTATACAAATTATTATTTGAATGATTGGTATTCAACAAATGAATTAATCAATTTAAATAACCCATATCCAAATAGTATCAAAGGTAATTTTAAATATGGATATAGCTACATAAATGGTACAACACAATTTTATGAACCATTAACAGGTTCAACACCTACAACAACCTTTCAAGGTATAAATAACGATTATAATCATTATACTAGTATACCTTATTGTGCAACAAGTACAGGATTTACAGCATCAGGATTTACTAACACTGGTAATTATTTTAATTATGTTGGAGGAGATTTTGAGATGGGTAGAGAGAAGTTTATCCTTTCCAACTTTGACCAAGAATTAGGTACTGTAATGGGTACAGGATTAACAATTAATACGGTTGACAGATATAGATTATTATCACCAATGTCTCAGTATTTGTTTGATTATCCAACCGTTCCTGAGATGAGTGAAACGTCAAGATTTTTAACTGATGCTCCTCGTATCCAATATATACAAAATGATGAAAATTATGTATTATATTACTTAAACGGACAGACAGGAGATAGACAAGTTATTGAAGCTGATTATGTGGTCTTTGAATATTTTGATGAGAGTAATACACGAATAGGTGGATACAATCAACAGATTAATTTTAGTGGTACAACATACGCGTCACCAACAGGTAATACTGATACATTAAGAATATTTGCGTTACCGTGTGGACCAAAAGATATAAATAACATATTTGATGGAATTGATTTTGATACTGTAGCTTATTATACAGTACAGATATATTATTCTTATCCAACAAATATGAATACTGAAAGAATTAATGTTGGACCTGTGGGACCATCATCTGAATGTTTTTACTTTTATTTGGATACTAACTGTGGTCCTGAAGATACAAGACTTGCTTGGTTAAATAATAGAGGTGGATTTGATTATTTCACATTTACATCTTACAGACAAGATACAAAAAAGATAACAAGACAAACATACGATAATAGATATTATTCAACGTCACAACAATCACCTGATAGAAATATAGGTAGAACAGTTAAGACATTTGATACAAATGTGGATAGAGAATTTGTTTTGGAAAGTGATTATATAAACGTACAATATGGTGAATGGATGCAACAATTGTTTTATTCACCTCAAGTATATGAAGTAAAAGAAGATTACATATCTCCTTTGAATAGACAAGATTATGTTTATAAAGATTTAAGACCAATACAGATATTATCAACTGAGGTTGAGACAATAACTAAAAAACATAAAAAACTAAACAAGTATAGAATTACTTGTAAATACGCGGATGGTTTCTTCGTAAGTAAAGGTTTCTAATTTATGGCGCAACAACAACAGACTGTACTAAGAGTACAAACAAATATACCTTCAGGAATTGAATTTACGGGTACTACCTCTTTGGATGTAATATCAACCTCTAATGTAACTTATGTAGGTAGTGGTACAGAAACTTTACCATATACGGGTGTATCAATTGGTTTAGGGAATTGGAATTTTTATACATTAGTAACTGGTGGAACAGGTACATTTTATTATGATATGACAATACCTGCTTATGTCGGTCTTGCTACTGCTTTATATACTTTTCAAAGAACATCTATTATTGTAGAAAAATCAGATGGAACTACGAATGGTATGTATGGATTTGAAGATTATTCGACAACTAATTTTGTTGGTGATTTTAAAGTTTATGATGGTGATTTAATTTTTATTAATTCACTAAATTTAAATAGTGTTTCAACTTTTAACTTTTATGTTATATCTGATAATGAACAAAATAATGGTGAGTTATTAAGTTACGATACATTAGATTTATATACCGATATTCCAATCAAGTTAAATAAATCATTTGCTGAATTACAGGATATTTCTAAACGTAATTCAGATTATTCAGTTGGATTATCATTACCTGGTTCAAAAAAGAACAATGCATTTTTTGAGAATTATTTTAATGTGGATACTAGTTCATTATACTTTGATGTAACCAAAAGAGTTAATATTGATGTATTATTAAATGACGAAAAGTATTTTAGTGGTTATATGAGATTAAATAAGGTTTCAGTACTTAACTCTAAGGTTGAGTATGATGTAACTTTATATTCAACCGTTGCAGACCTTTATGGTAAAATGGGTAATAACTTATTGAAAGATTTGGATTACGATGATATGACTTGGCACTTCAATCATTATTTCAACGTCTTTAATGTTATGTCAACTTGGACATATAAAACCTTACAAAATGGTCAAGTAGTTCCATCTTTATGGATGTATCCTATTGTACATAATGGTTATGAATATACAGGTGATACGGTTAATGTAAGTGGTGTAACATCAGGTTCAACAAGATTATATACAACCACAAAAGAGATTGGTACATACGCAACGTATGCGGATTATGTTACCGCGAATGGTGTAACATCTGACTATAGAGTTAATTCACCAAAAAATCCAATATTAGATAATCAATTAAAACCATCAATTAATATATATGCTTTAATACAATTGATGTTTAAAACATATGGTTATAAAATTAAATCAACTTTCTTTGAAAGTCCTTGGTTTAAATTATTATATATGTATGGTTTCTATTCTTTTGATGGAACCAAATTTGGTTATAAAACACCAGTACCACAAACATTAACATTAGAAGGTGTGGATGTTTTATTGGTTGAAAGTTTTATTGATGAAACTGTAGATTGTTTAGGTAGTCCAAATATTAGAACTACAAGAACATATGATATATACGTTGTTAAGAAAGGTACTGGTATACCAGCTTTTTGTACACAACAAATTACCGTAGGATTAGATTTTGAATTTTATCCTTGTTATGGTGGACCATCTGTTCCATACACACAATCTGTGACAATTGCACCAAATACAACAGGAAGTACATATTCTTGGATAAGTAATCAATTTGTTGATTGCGGGCTTGGTAGTTGTGTATTAGAATATACTCAAAACTTTGGTTACAATGCATCTGCATCAAATGTAGGTCTATCTACATCAATTTTATCATATGAACCTGTTCCTTCAAATACTAATACAGTATTTACAGAAGGTAGATATGTAGATTTTAGTTTGGTAATTGATACAAATATTAAACAGATTGATATTCTTAGTTCAATAGCTAAAAAGTTTAATTTAATTATTGTACCCGACCCTGAGGTTCCAAATCAAATGATTATAGAACCTTATGATTATTATGTCGGTACAGGTTCAATATATGATTGGACAGATAAGTTATCTTTTGACAAAGGATTTAGTGTACAACCTGCACAGAACTTTATTGAGAGTGAATTAATCCTTACAGACCAAGAAGATGGTGATGAGGCAAACAAAACATTTAAAGATAGAAATAAATTAATATACGGAGAGAATAGAGTTTATAATCCAACAGATTTTAAATCACAGACAAAAAAGATTGAGACTATTTTTGCACCTGAAGTAATTCGTAAGTGGGATAATAATGTTGGTATTCCTTTAGGTATTAACTATGCTGGACAATCATCGGGAGACCCTTCTGGTGGTTCAGAGAAGGTTATATGGAAATACACTGGTCTTAAATCAAAACCAAAGTTATTTTATAACTTAGGAAATTTATCACCATTTTTAGATAGTGTTGGTGAAAGTTTTAATTTTGGTAGTTCTTTTAGAATTAATAATATGTATTTTAGGATACAACCATCAACAGGTATAAATCCTGGTACTGACCCTGAATATGCTATTGGTTCATTAACTAACCCTGTAATAAGTCATACAATGCCATATGGTAATGCTGATGGTAATAAGATTAATAATGATAGTATATGTATTCTATTTAATTCACAACAACCAGACGATATTGGTTTAGGTATTCCTACGTTTAACGCATATACTGACCAAGATACATATGAATTATTTTATTCAAATAGAGTAAATAATTTATATGATAAGAACACAAGAT